CATTCATAAATAAAAATTGCATTTCCAAAGTGAGGTAGCATATTGTACAAAGACGGTGTAAGTATTTTAACAACTTGCACAAACTGACCGTTTATTGCTAAGTTTTTGAACAATTGGTTAAATGGTGTTATTTTTGGAGAAAAGGGGTACTTTATCACAAAAAGTTAAGAAACATTAGTGTTGTAACAAGAGTAAGACTGATATATAATTACCATATAATCAAAAGGTATACTTACAAATATTCAAAAAGTACACTTTTATCAACTAAAACAGGAGGCGATAGCATGGGTGGCAAAGGCAGCGGCGGTGCAAGAATGGGATCGGGAAGAAAATCACGCAGTTTGGAGAAAAAAGTGCTTGACGGCAGGTCAGCAAAATTTATTCCAATGAGCGACTTTTCGGATGTGAAATGTGATGTGCCTAAATCAGACGATTTCATGAAACGCAAACAGGCAGACGGCAGGACATTAGCGGCTCAGAAGATATACGATAATACATATAAATGGCTGCATTCGGTAGGATGTGACAAACTGGTGTCTCAGGAGCTTGTACAGAAGTATAGCTGGCTGTATGCAAGGTTCATGGACTGTGAGGATCATATATCCGATGAAGGTTATGTGGTTAAGTGTGAGGCAAACGGCGGTAAAATGATAAACGCTCATCAGAAAATGAGTGAAAGTTATTCAAAACAGGCTGATTCGGCATGGGCGTTGATCTATCAGATAGTCAAGGAGAATGCGACTGTTGAATTTAACAATATGTCGGAAGATCCTATGGAGAAGATGTTAAGGGGACAGGCTAAATGAGTGAAAAAAAGATAATAGTGTGTGAGAATGACATTAATGCGGATATGTTTCTTGATATCTGTGATGCATCGTGCGGTGTTATTGCAAAGATGCTCCAGACGGATGTTGTGAATGTGGTGAGAAACGAAAAGGGACGAGGCAGAAACAGAAACAGTTATATTCTGTCGTGGGAGAGCGACACAGAAAAGAGCAAAGACAAACTGTATGAACAGTTTATTCGTGCTTTATGTGGATTTTCACTGAAAAGGAAACAGAAACACTCTAAGTTTTATCAGCCTAAATGGTTGCAGACAAACAACGAAAAGGCGTATGCTTATGATCTGTTCAAGTATATCAGTTTTTTTGGCAAGGAGTATGAACCTGCAAGGAAAGAGTTGTTAAAGCCTCTTGTCGGCACAACGGCGGGAGCAGCGAGAAACAAGTGTGTGTATGAGGTTATAGAAGAATGAAACGCAGCGGTGATGTATAGTATTTTTATGTAAGCAATGTATGGGTATGGTGTTATGGTGTATGGTGTCGGCATAGCTCAGTCCTGCGTGTAATAGCAATGGCATAGTTAATTCGTGTAATGTGAGGTTATGGTAAGGTATTGTGCTACTGAGTATAGCTGTGGTATGGCGGTGCGCTGTAAACTGATGTATCGTTACGGTATTGCACAGCTCAGTGTGGTGAGGGTTACGCACTCTAAAGTTTTGCGGTGTGAAGTTATTGTTTTGTGACGTTTGACATTGTGGCGTATTGGTATCGTGGAGCATGGCAACGTCAAGGCATAGTATAGATCAGTTTTGTCAGGCAATGTTGAGGCAATGTGCTTTTTCGTGTGGTGCTGTTTCGTTATGGCACTGTATCGCATAGCACGGTAATGTTACGGCAAAGGATAGTTAGGTTTAGTGCCGTTTGGTATGGGTAATGAATGGCACATCAATGTTAAGGCATTGAAAAGCATAGTTCTGTGACGGTATTGTATAGTCATGTCACGATTAGCATAGCAAAGTTAAGGCATTGTGTAGTCCTGTTTTGCGGCGGGTGTTGTATTGGATGGCGCAGGTATTGTATTGTACAGCGGTGTATCGGGGGAGTGGTAGTGCAGATATCCAAAGAAACAGAGTGCAACTGCTGCGGTGAGGGGACATATAATGTCAATCTCCTGCAATATAAGCGTATTATGCGTTTTGACTGGAGAAACGCATTTCTGTATACAAAGGCATATATTGTATGTGACAAATGCAGGTATACATTAAGCGTTGAGAAAATAGTTGAACAGGCTGACGGGCGGGGGAAAGGCAGAATAGTAAAGTACGAGCGGTTTAATGAGGGATAGACAATGACTTTTAAGGAATTATCCAAAAAAATTGACGAGCTTGCACAGGAGTACGAAAATATCAGATATATGCCGATATTCGTTACCACTGACGGGAAAATAGCGTATCTGCTCGATGATATTGTGGTAAAAGGCGATTGTGCTGTCTTACTTAAAGGAATTAAGGCGGAGGATAACGAATGAAAGATGTTAAGATTTTTAGCACTGTAAGAGAAGTCTATGAGATTTTAGGCTGGGATTGTCCCGAAGATTACTGGCATGATAAGTCATATGAAAAGTTGTGGGATGCTGGATTTAACTTCGATGACTGGGACATAGGGTTTGCTTGCAAAGAACCATTTACGCATACAGAGTATGATCCTGATTGTGGTGAATGGGAAGAACCTGACGATGATGTGGGCTGGCTTGTTAATCACATGGAAGATTACTGTGTCGGATATCATCATTGTGAGTTCGGCGGGTGGCATTGGTATACGGTGCATCATGCGTGAGGTGATAACATGAATGAATATGTGGAGAAAAGCAAAGTGTTTGAGCAAATAGATCAATGGATTGACAGCGGGGAATATGGCTACACTAATGCTACTTATTATCTCAAAAAGAGAATATCAGGAATAGCGTTTACAGCGGGTTTTGATTTATCTGAACAAAAATCTGTTGAAAAGGGGAATGAAGATGAGTGATTGGATAAGTGTTAAAGATAGTTTGCCCGAAAGAGGTAGAGATGTTCTTGTAACAGATGGTATTCATTATATGGTAACATGGTGTGAATACACAGATGGGGTGAGGGGAAATTATGGATATTCAGATGTTTAATGATGTTATAACAGGCAATAAGCCTATTGATTTGTTGTCTGATAAAGAATTAGTTGAAGTTGCTCATGATATTGATATTGTGAGGAATATGTTTTATAAGGAATTATCAAGAAGAGTTCCAAAGTATGATGTTGGTGCAGGGACACAGCTTTTAAAACTATTGTTGGGTGCTATGGGGGAGGCTAATAATGACGACAATTGAATGGATAAATATCAAGAATCAACTTCCGTCACCATGTGAAAGTTGTATTATTGTCACAGGGCTTACAAATGCTAATTGCCCTATATGTAGCGGAGCGGTTTTTATAAATTGGGGCGCAGTTTATGGTGATGAAGAAGGAAAATATATTCCTCATTTTGCTGAGTATGGCACAGGAAAAACAATTTTAATTGAAGATGTGTTATATTGGTATCCGATGTTGAGAAAGCCAAGAAATGAAATTACCCATTTTATGCCGGTTTTAGATTTACCAAAGGAGAGTAGTAATGACAGAAGAACAGATGATAGCAGCTGCGGGGAACGAGAGCAAACAGAAAATAATGAGAGCCTATCTTGATTATGTAAAAGCGTATTATAAATACAAAGCAATGCTTGATAGTTATAAAAAATGCGGGGAAGTTTCTACACCGCTTGCTTATTTAACCTTTCCGGATGATCAAGGAGAAAAACGATGAATAAACCGATATTACCTATGTGGCAGCCTGAGCCTGTTTCAAGTGGAAGGATGACAATGGACGAATACATCGGTGTTTGCTTTAATATCACCCAAAATCAACAGATAAATGCTTTACAGGCAGTGGATGTTGATAGACTTGACTTAATGAAGGGGTGCGAACAAGCACCGCAATATTTAAAAGATGAGGATTTAAAGCCTGATGGGTTTCCGATAACGGATTGAGGAGAACAGCGATGATTAAAATTGAAAATGCCCGTGTAGACGGGTTTCAGGAAGCAATACGGGGCTGCCGTAATTCGTGGGATAGTCATGAGAAGTCGGACAGCGGGTATATCGAGTATTACAAAGGCGTTGACAACGGCGTTTTAAGTGAATACGGCGTTATGATGAATGAGAAACAATTTAGGCATATATCCTGTGAGCCGTTATTGGAAGATATAGGAAGATTTTATACTATTGGTGAAAATGACCGTAAACTGCTTCTAAAGCTCGTTAAAGCAGGAGATTGTCACGCAAAGTGTATGCGTATGGTGACGGTGTGGTTCGATTTGACAGCTCCTATGTACTTCTGGAAACATTTTGACCAGTATCATCATATTGTGAGATGCTCGGAAAGTGTGATGCACACAATAACTGCAAAGGATCTTGAAATAGACGATTTTTCGTATTCTGATACACGTTCAAAGTCTATACTTTACAGGATAATCGGGCAGTTGAATGAGTGGGTAAAAGACTACAAAACAAGCACTTCACGGGAAGAAAAAAAGCTGTTCTGGCGGTGCATTATAGAGACATTACCACAGTCGTATATGCAAAAGTCCACTATTTGCACGAATTACCAAACACTCAGAAATATGTATCATCAGCGGAAAGGTCACAAATTAAATGAGTGGGCGGAGTTCAGGGAATGGTGCGAGAGTTTACCATACAGCGAGCTTATAACCACTGTGAGCGGCAGAGAGGAGATTGTGACACCATGACTATCAGAGAACTTTACGAATGGGGAGAAGAAAACGGGTGCTTAGATGTACCTTTACACTGTCCGGGCGGCTATGTGGATGAGGCAGAGCTGGGGGAAACATCCGATAAGAACGCCGAGGTCGTGTGTTTGTACACGGCGGGTTACTGCTTAGGGGGAGATAACGCATGATAGTGAATATAGCTGAGAATGAGTATGTATTGACGGGGTTGCAGATGCACTGCATACTCGATTATATCAAGAAGGTTATCTGTGATTCTATGGATAAGGATATTGTGAACAACGGACTTGACATATATACCGATCTATGGGACACAATGAGACACGCAGAGGAATATAAAAAGGCAATGGAGGTAAAAGATGATATTAAATGACGAGAGAGTTTTTAAATGCGATAGGTGCGACAAAGAATTTAGAGTTGGGCTTGAAGTAATTAAATTAGCACATTATAGAGTTATTGGTAGAGATTTATGCCCTGATTGTTATAATGAATGTTATAATCGGTTTTTGAAGCCTTTAAGAAATTGGCTTAATACCGATAATCATTATTATGAAATTGAAAATTATATAAAGGAGGATGTAGGCGATGGCGGAGATAGTATTCAATAACTGCCCTTATTGTGGAAAAGAGGCGGAGATATTACAGCAGACGGCAGGGGATGAAGTGTACTGCATTTGCTCTTGTCCCGATATCGAATGTCAGGGATATAACAGGGTTACTTTTGACACACAGATAGCGTGTGCTGAGTGGTGGAACGGGTTTGTGCCTGATGAAAACGAGGATATAACAGAATGAAAGAACTGGTATTAAGATATGAGTTTGATACACGGGAAGCGGAAAGATTGATGAATTGTATCAAAAATTTAAAAGTCGTGAGAGATAATGCGTTATCCGCAAAACAGGATGATTCGGTGTATGTTAAAGTGTTCGCAGAGGATTTAGAATTTTTGGATGAATTGTTTGATATTCTGGAGGCGTGATGAAACAGACACAGTTTGACATTTACCGCAAGGCCATTGAAACTTACGGGGTGGATAATCAGCTATTCCAGTTGTGCGAGGAAATGGCAGAGCTGATGAAAGCGGTGAACAAATGGCGGCGGAACAAGCATTTAGCTGAGAAATATCCTGCATATATTGAAGATGTGACAGAGGAAATAGCGGATGTTGAGATAATGCTCGATCAGTTACAGATAATGCTAAACATACCGCATAATGATGTATATGATATCCGATGCAAAAAGCTGGAAAGGCTTGCAGATAGATTGAAGGAGGAATAAAACTATGAATGAGTACAAAGATCCACAGGTTCATGTGGTAGGTGGTGAGATAGGTGAGGATGAAATAAAAGCCTATATCAAGAGAGCACATGAATTACATCCCGGTACAAGGCAACTGGAGATACACGTTGACGGAGAATATGTTGATCTCCGCTATGATGTACAGCCTTTTGACAGAATTAGAAGGATAGCATAAACCGTTGTCCAAAAGTGATCGCTGATCCGCAAGGAGCTTTCAAAGCCAGTATGCTGAACAAGCAGACAGAAGAAAAACAATAACTTTGGAGGTGTCGGGGGATGGGTAGTTACCCAAATCGCGAGGTCAAATTCAGAAAGATTCCGTCATTAGATTTCTTGTATGAAGTATCTGAGGACGGCAGGATCGTAAGGAACGTAAAATCAAAGCATCAATTATACATGGATAAGGACTGGGGCGGTTATTACCGTGTAAGTCCTGTCTATAAGGGTAAGCAGATACACAGATTTGTTCATGTGCTTGTTGCTGAATGTTGGTTAGGCAAAAAGCCCGAAGGTTACGAATGTGACCATATAGACAATGACAGACACAACAATCATTACACAAATCTGCGATATGTGACTAAAGCCGAAAATCTCAAAAAGCGTGTTTTTACAGAAGAAGGAAAACGCAGAAACGGTGAAATCACTCGCACAAGATACATGAATGCAACGGATGAACAGAAAAAGAAAATTGTTGATGCGTTAATTGACGGACGTAAAAAGCCGGGAGTTGAAGAAAAAAGGTTAAAGTCTGTTATCACTACTTTAGGACATCCGATGACTATTGAAAAAGATGGTGAAAAGTTACATTTTGATAGCCAAAAGCGATGCTGTAAATACATAGCTGAAAAAGACGGTTGTTCAGATTGTGCGATATATTATTATATCAAGCAAAAAAGGCAATACATTCATGGTTATCACGTTACTTACGAAAAATGAATTTGATTGTAGAGACTGCATACGATCCGCCTTACGGGGCAAGGAACAGTCCAAATGTTAATAAAGTATGAACGGGATATTTAGTCGGGACAACTGACCGTTGGAACGATGCAAAGAGAGAAGAACTGAAAGACCGAGTAAAACACGGTATGGTGGGGATAGAATGAAAATTGATACAAGCGATCCCAGCAGTTACATTTCATTATTCAATGAGGATTTGTACAGAGTGCAGTATGAAATTGAACAGGTGCTACAAAACATCTATAAGGAAGAATACCGCAGAGGCTTACTAAAAAAGTATATGATAGAATATACATATCGAGATTTACAGTCTGATAGTATATATAAAACTTTTGGATGGAGCTGCGATAAGAGTGAACAAGGTCAAAAGTGATGGCAAAAGGCAAATTCAATACATACATGGCTCTTGGTGCATCAAATCACGTTGAGCATGAACGTGAAAAGGATGATTACTATGCCACTTCTCCTATTGCTGTACATGAATTAATGAAAGTTGAAAAATTCAGTAAGACTATATGGGAACCTGCGGTCGGCGGCGGGCATATTGCAGAAGTGCTCAAAGAATACGGGCATGATGTGATATGCTCGGACATAGTGGACAGAGGCTATCCGGGTACTGAGATAAAGAATTTCTTTGAGTACAGCCATAATGACAATGATATTGTCACAAATCCTCCGTATAAATGGGCTGCTGAATTTACCGAACACGCCCTTGATATATCATCGGGGGGGGGTAAAAGTCGCTTTATTACTGCGGGTGCAGTTTCTTGAAAGTATGCAGAGATGGGAATTATTCAAGAAATATATGCCTGTGAGGATATATGCCTTTTCCAAAAGAGTATCATGCTGCATTGGCGGTGATTTCAGTAATGATAGAGGTGCTGTCATGTACTGCTGGTTTATATGGGAGAAAGGCAAACGGGAACAGCCTGTTATTGACTGGCTCAATACGGGTGAGGAACAGGAAGATAGTTTACAGATGAGGTTTTAATATGGATAACGAATTTATCTTACAGGACAGATTGCAGAAAATACAGCAGATAATCGGACAGTACGGTGAGGAAAACTTCTATATATCATACAGCGGCGGGAAGGACAGCAATGTTTTACACGCACTGTTTGACATGGCACTGCCCGAGAACAAGATACCGAGGGTATACTGCAATACAGGCATTGAATACCGTATGATCGTTGAGTTTGTGGAGAACAAGGCGGCTCATGATGATAGATTCGTTATCATAAAACCTAATGTACCTATCAAGAAAATGCTGGAGGAACACGGGTATCCGTTTAAGAGCAAAAAACATTCTGAATTTTATTCTATATTTAAAAACAGGGGCATAAACTGTAAGACGATGAAACGTTATCTGAAACTGGATGAAAATTTTGCAAATTACAGAGAGGATTTATGCTGTCCTAAAGTGCTGATGTATCAATTTATCGGGGGGGGACAACAGCTAACATTTGATATATCGGACAAATGCTGTAAATACATCAAGTCCGATCCGCTTGACAGATGGGCGAAAGAGCATAATAAATCAATAAAATGTTTGGGGATAATGAAGGATGAAGGCGGGCGGCGGGCGATTAAAGCAGAGTGTTTAGCTTTTAAGAAAGACAAACTATCATCATTTCAACCGTTAATTCCTATCACAAAGGAATGGGAGGACTGGTTTGTTGATAAATACAAAGTGGAATTGCCATTGCTTTATTATCCGCCTTATAACTTCAAAAGGAGCGGATGTATGGGATGCCCGTATAATCTCAATCTGCAAAAAGACCTTGACATGATGGAAAAGTATCTGCCAAATGAAAAGAAAGCGTGTGAGGCGATATGGAAACCGGTATATGCAGAATACAGGCGGCTCGGGTATCGGTTGAGGAAAGTCCCGGAAGATCAGCTTATGTTTAAGGGGTGTGAATAAGTGTTTGCAAAAACAGATTTTGGATATATCAGACTGGATAATATTGACCGTATAGCTGTTGAGCCTTTGAAGGGTGCGATTGGTGAAGGGAATGTTGATAAATATGGAATATATCTGCATAAATTTAATTATGGCTATTTTCTGATGAATGATAAGATATATGATACAAAAGAGGATGCAGATGAAGCACTCGCAGAGTTTATAGAGAATTTCAATATGCTATCAATGAAACTGCCATTATAGGATATATCAAAAAACACATAAAAACTCACTATAATTTTATAAATCTATGCCTTATACTTAACGGTATAAGGCATATTTTTATTTATTTGAGAGTATAGGAAATGATAAGAAAAGGGGCTTTACGGTGTCGATTTTTGATTCTATTTTCGGTAAGAAAAAGCCTAAAATTGAAAATAGTCTGAACGGCAGCCCCTATGAGTTTTTCAAAGGGATAGCCGACAGCGGAAAGTTTGTTGATGAACGTTCGTCAATGCAGGTTTCCGCTATATACGCCTGTGTACGCATACTCAGTGAGGCGGTGGCAAGCCTGCCTTTGGGTATGTACAGCAAGGACACGAACGGCATTCAGATAAAAGCAACGGATCATCCGCTCTATCGCATTATCCATGACGAACCGAACGATGAAATGTCAAGTTATAGCTGGCGTGAAGTGTCGATGGTTCATGTTCTGCTGTGGGGCAATGCTTACTCACAGATACTAAGGGACAACAGAGGGCAGATTTGCGGGTTATATCCGCTTATGCCCGACAGGATGAAAGTTGACAGAGACCAGCGCAAAAAGCTGTATTACGAATATACAGAGAGCGAAGGTGATCCCGACAGCATAAAGAAAACCACAACGATATTCCGCCCTGAACAGATACTACACATACCGGGGTTAGGTTTTGATGGCATTCTTGGTTATTCTACGGTTGCAATGGCAAAGAATATCATCGGTATGACACAGGCCTGTGAGGAATACGGCTCTAAGTTCTTTAAGAACGGGGCATATCCGGGCGGCGTTCTGGAGCATCCGGGAACACTTGAAAATCCCGAAAAGGTAAGAGAGAGCTGGAACAAGGCTTTCGGCGGTTCGTCAAATGCTGGCAAAGTGGCGGTTTTGGAAGAAGGCATGAAATATCAGCCTATTTCATTCAGCCCCGAACAGTCGCAGTTGTCGGCTACAAGGGCATATCAGCTAAATGAAATAGCGAGGATATTCAGGATCCCGCCTCATATGCTGGGCGATCTTACAAAAGCCTCCTATGCAAGCATAGAACAGCAGTCGATAGAGTTTGTAAAGTACACGCTTGATCCGTGGCTTTCACGCTGGGAACAGGCTATGTGCAGGCGGCTTTTATCGGATGAAGAAAAGGATAAATACTACTTTAAGTTCAATGTTGACGGTCTGCTGAGAGGCGATTTCAACAGCCGTATGCAGTCATACGCTATCGGCAGGCAGAACGGATGGCTTTCTGCTAATGATATAAGGCGTTTGGAAGATATGGACATGATACCCGAAGAGGACGGCGGCGATCTTTATCTCGTCAATGGTAACATGGCTAAACTGGAAGATGCGGGACTTGCTTATGAGGCAGGCGTTATCAATGCCGAAACAAGGGCATTGAAACAGGGAGTGAATACAGAAAATGAATAAATTCTGGAATTTTACCGAAAATGAAAACGGTGAGCGTATCTTAGAGCTGGGCGGCTGCATCTGTGCGGACGGCTGCACATGGTTTGATGATGATGTATCACCGAGAGAGTTTAAGAGTGAGTTGGAAAGTGTTGTCGGTGATCTCACTGTACAGATAAACAGTCCGGGCGGTGATGTGTTTGCAGCGGCACAGATATACAATATGCTCAGAGCACACAGGGGAAAAGTAACCGTATATATAGATAGCCTTGCGGCTTCGGCGGCTTCTGTCGTGGCAATGGCAGGTGATGAGGTCGAGATATCGCCTGTTGGTATGATAATGATACACAATCCGTCAACAATGGCTTGGGGAGACCACAACGAGATGGAGCGGACTATTGCCACTCTGAATGAGGTCAAGGAAAGTATTATAAATGCTTATCAGAGCAAAACGGGGCTTTCAAGGGCTGAACTATCCGATCTTATGGAGCAAGAAACATGGATGAATGCACATACGGCGGTTGAAAAGGGTTTTGCCGACAGGATACGCGGCGAGGAAAAATCTCAGAGCGGTGTACTGTTTGCGGCAAAGTCGGCTGACAGGACATTGGTAAACAAGATAGTTGCAAAGCTGGAGGGTGAAAAGCCCGTTGAGACAGTCGAGGATAAGACAGAAGAAGAAACAGTAACAGACAAGGGCGTTTCCCTTGCTGAAATAAACCTGCGTTTAAATGCAATGAAAACCTTAATGTAAAGGAGATATGCAAGATGACGATTAAAGAACTCATCGAAAAAAGAGCAAAAGCATGGGAAGATGCAAAAGAGTTCACAAACACTCATGCGAAAGACGGTATTCTGAGTGCAGAAGATACCGCTACTTACGAAAAGATGGAGAACGAAATCTCCGATCTCACAAAGGCAATCGAGAGAGAGCAGAGAGCAGCGGAAGTTGAGGCTAAACTGTCAAAGCCTCTCGACACTCCTATCGTGTCAAAGCCCGATGCAGGCGTAAAGGACACATCAGATGTAAGGCGTGTAGACACTGACGAGTACAAGGCAGTGATGATGAGAGCACTTCGCAGCAACTTTGCGAACGTAGCTATCGATGGAATGAACGAGACCACAGATTCAGAGGGCGGATATCTTGTTCCCACTGAATATGATCGCAGGCTCATTGATGTGCTCAATGAAGCAAACGTTGTACGTTCAATGGCTACTGTACTGCGTACAAGCGGTGAGAGAAAGATCAATATAGCTGCTAACAAGCCTGCCGCAGCATGGCTTGACGAGGGTGAGGCTCTTACATTCGGTGAGGCTACATTCTCACAGATCACACTTGATGCATTCAAGCTGGCAGTTGCTATCAAGGTAACAGAAGAACTTCTGTATGATTCCGCTATCGACCTTGAAAGCTACATAATCAAGTCCTTCGGTGATGCTCTTGCTAATGCCGAGGAAGATGCTTTCCTGAACGGTAACGGCACAGGCAAGCCCACAGGTATATTTGATGCAACACACGGCGGTCACTACAATGCTGCTGTTTCCTCAATCAAGGCTGACGATGTTATCGATCTCGTTTATGCTCTTAAGAGACCATACAGAGGCCGCGCTCAGTTCCTTATGAAGGATTCCACTGTTGCAAAGCTCAGAAAGCTCAAAGATGCAACAGGCAACTATCTCTGGCAGCCTTCCATGGTAGCGGGTGAGCCTGACAAGATACTCGGCTATGCTGTTAAGACAAGTGCTTATGCACCTGATGACAAGATCGCATTCGGTGACTTTTCTTACTACAACATCGGTGACAGAGGTTCAAGGTCCTTCAAGCCCCTTCGTGAACTCTTTGCAGGCAACGGCATGATCGGCTATGTTGCTAAGGAACGTGTAGACGGTAAAGTCGTACTGCCCGAAGCAATTCAGATCCTTCCTATTGCTTAATTGCTGTTTAACATATATTCCATAGGTTGTCTGCCGTTCTTTACGGGGCGGCAGATAACTTATATAAAAAAGCGGGTGAATTTATGCTTGTTACACTTGATGAAATGAAATCATATCTCCGTGTGGATGTGGATGAGGACGATGCACTGATAACATCTCTTATCATAGCAGCGGAGGACAGATGCAGGGGCATTGCCCGCAATGAAGATTTTGATACAGATCCTACGGCTCGCATAGCCATAATGTATACAGTCGCTTATCTGTATGAGAACAAGGAAGAAGCTGACAATACAAATCTTAATCTTACTCTGAGGTCAATGCTGTTTAAGCGGCGTAAACCGATATTTTAAGGTGGTGTGGATATGCACATTGCAAACCTTAAAGAGATTATCACTTTCCAGCGCACAGAGGACGGCGGGGAGACATACACCGATTACTACACCTGCCATGCGTATATGAACGGCATGACAACAAGTGAGTTTTTCCAAACCAAATCGGGCGGCGAGTTCTATATGGACTATGCAGGTACCGAGGGACAGGTAATAACAACCATTGTATGCCGCTATCAGAAAGCCATTGCTAATATCAATCCGATGCAGTACCGCATAAAGCATACTGTCGGCAATGATACGATGTATTATGAGCTGCTTACTCCGCCCGATGATGTGCAGTTGAAACATGAGCGCATAAAGTTCAGGGCGCGGCGGATATGGGATCTTGAAGAAGAGAGTGAGGATAACAACGATGATGCCGATAGCACCAATGACGAAAGCGGAGATACTTGAAACCGCCTCCGAAATATTCAAGTCAAAGATATCGTGGATAAACTGGATCGGCGTACCGCCTAAACACAGGTTTCTTACTCAGTGTGAAAGCAATGTGCGGTTTTCCGGGGCTGACTACTTTGCACAGTTTAAAGATTACACGCTTGATGTGTTTGTGTGGTACAAGGATAAGGTCACAGACAGCGACTTCACCGATGAGCAGAAGTTTGAGGATGCTGTGCGCTGTATGGGTGAATTTCAGAAAGAGTACGGCTATCAGAATGCAGACACACTTTTTTACGCACACTATATGTTTACCATGAAGGATGAAATGCCTGAGTTTACGGAGGAATAAGTAAGGGGGTTAAAGGGTGCGTAACTGCGCCCTTTTTGCGTTTATGATTGGAATTATCAACGATCCTAAGTTTGTTGTTGAGATAGAGATACCGAAAGTACACATTATCATCAGTCCGCCCACAAAGGGAGACTATAATCTGATGATTCAGGGTGCGTTTTCGGCGGGGGAATACATAGAAAAGTACGGCACCTATGACGAGTTACCGCCCCTGACAGAAAGTACGGCGGATAAGTTTATCGATGATGTTATCGAAACATTAAAGGCTTACCGGGATAAGAACATCGATGTGTTGGGAGTGCCTAAGAAGAATGATTACAGCACTGGAGAGGATAACAAGAATGAATTTCCTATACTCACTCATGCGGATAATCTGGTATACATCCACAGTGGATTGAACTTTGTGCAGCAGAGGGATATATCCATTATCGAATACTGGCTGTTATTGGCTGATGCGGTGAAACTGCGGCTGAGTGAGACCGAAAAGGGCAGAGAGTATTTACAGGACTGTTATGTGGATATGCACTCACAGACGGCAGAACGTGTACAGGGAGTGATCTGATGGATAAGCTGTTTGATATAAACGACTTGGAGGATAAGGTAAAGTGGTTACAAGCTCTTGCAGGGTATATTGAATGGGACTATCCGCTCACTTACCAGCGGGACATAGACAGGGTATTGAAGCTGTTGAAACAGATGATTAAAGATGAAAAAAGGGGAAATAAGACTGATGGAAAAGCTAAAAAACTATAAACCGACTAAGTTTATGCTGAAAACATCACACTACGACAAAAAGGCTGCGGATCATGCTGTTGGTTTTATTGAGTGCCTTTCGCACACAAAGGGCAGCTTTGCGGGAGTACCGTTTGAACTGATACCGTGGCAGGAACAGATAATCCGTGATGTATTCGGCGTGAAAAAGAAAAACGGGTACAGGCAGTTCAATACTGCCTATGTTGAGATACCGAAAAAGCAGGGAAAGAGTGAGCTTGCGGCGGCTGTTGCGCTGTTGCTGCTGTGCGGGGACGGAGAGGAAAGGGCAGAGATATACGGCTGTGCGGCTGACAGACATCAGGCTACTATCGTTTTTGAGGTGGCGGCTGACATGATACGCCTGTGTCCCGCACTGAAAAAGCGTGTAAAGATACTGGAGAGCACAAAGAGAATAGAATACCTTCCCACACGTTCATTCTATCAGGTATTATCGGCTGAGGCTTTCAGCAAGCACGGTTTCAATGTACACGGGGTTCTTTTCGATGAGCTTCACACACAGCCGAACAGAAAACTGTTCGATGTAATGACAAAGGGATCGGGTGATGCCCGTATGCAGCCTTTGTATTTTCTGATAACCACTGCCGGGGACAACACGAACTCTATATGCTATGAGATACATCAGAAGGCAGAGGATATAATAAACGGGAGAAAGCATGATCCTACATTTTATCCTGTTATATACGGTGCGGCCCCCGAAGATGACTGGACTGATCCGGAGGTGTGGAAAAAGGCAAATCCCTCTCTCGGCATAACGGTACAGATAGACAAGGTTGAGGCGGCTTGCAACAGTGCAAAGGAAAATCCCGCAGAGGAAAACGCTTTCCGACAGCTCCGACTTAATCAATGGGTAAAACAGTCCGTCAGGTGGATGCCGATGGATAAATGGGATGCCTGCAATTTTGCGGTTGATAAGAATATGCTCCGTGGGCGGCGGTGTTACGGAGGGCTTGACTTATCATCGACTACGGACTTGACGGCGTTTGTGCTGATATTTCCTCCCGAGGATGAATACGATAAATATTATATAATGCCGTTTTTCTGGCTGCCCGAAGATCAGATAGATTTAAGGGTAAAAAGAGACCATGTGTTATACGATGTTTGGGCGCGGCAGGGATTTGTACAGACAACAGACGGTAATGTGGTACACTATGCTTTTATACAAAAATTCATTGAAGATTTGGGCAGAATTTACAACATTGCGCAGATAGCATATGACCCGTGGAACGCAACTCAATTAACACAGAACTTAGAGGATGAAGGTTTTACAATGGTGGCATTTCCACAGACAATGAAAAACCTTGCTACTCCCACAAAAGAGCTGTACAAGCTGGTATTTGAGCAGAAAATAGCACACGGCGGTCATCCTGTGTTGAGGTGGAATATGGATAATATCTATATCAAGCAGGATGCGAATGAGAATATAAGGCCTGATAAGGAGCACTCCACAGAGAAAATAGATGGTGCTGTTGCTTGTATTATGGCACTGGACAGAGCTATGAGGTGTATGAACGCACAGACCGGGAGCGTGTACGATTCGAGGGGGCTTATTACGTTTTGAGACTGGGTATGCCGTACAAGGGGAGCAAGAATGCGATAGCAAGAGACATAATCGACATTCTCCCTGCTGCTGATGTGTTTGTTGATCTATTTGCGGGGGGGTGCGCTGTATCTCATGCGGCGATACTTTCACGCAAATACAAATACATCATAATGAATGATATAAACGATTATCCGAAATTCTTTCTGGACTGCATAGCGGGTAAACACACGCTTGAAAACCATAAGGAATGGATAAGCCGTGAGATGTTCTATGCCCTGAAAGATACAGACAACTATGTGAAATACTGCTGGTCGTTCGGAAATAACGGTAAAGACTATCTTTATGGGCGGAACATGGAAGAATACAAAAGGGCGTTGCATTATCTGATAGTGTTGAGGAATGCAGAGCCGATGTTACGAACGGTCAAGGGGCTTTTCGATGCTGATGTGTTGCATGAGATATGCGGGATAGAGGATATAAACAAGCGGTCGAGAGCTTTCAGGCGGGTATTGAACGTGTTGTGTCGAACGGGAAAGGATAATGTAAAAACGCCACAATTAGAGTCGCTTGAAAGGTTGCAAGCCTTAGGGTGTTTACAGTCCTTACAGTCCTTACAGTCCTTACAGTTCTTACAGTCCTTACAGTTCTTACAGTCCTTACAGTTCTTACAGTCCGATTACAGAGATGTGGAAATACCAAAGGGAGCGGTTATATACTGCGATATTCCTTACAAGGGTACAAAATGCGGCAGTTATGAGGGTTTTAACCATGATAATTTCTATGAATGGGCGGCAAAGCAGGAAAATATCTTTGTGAGTGAATACACGATGCCTGATAACTGGAACAGGGTAAAAACATTTACCAAACAAGTGAACAGCACAAACAAGGGTTCATACTCAATGAGCATAGAGGGGCTTTTTACAAATGATCCTGATTTCTACTGTGAGGAACAGCTTTGTTTTGCTGTATAGTATATATCATAAAACACATAAAAACTCACTATTATTTAGACTGTCAAAACCTTATACTATGTGTATAAGGTTTATTTTTATATGTATAGTATATGTTAAGTAAAAGGGGAATATATGTATAACACAGGATATCCGTTTACAGCGTTACCGCCTGTTCAGGAAGAAGTAATGCAGGTGAACGGCAAAGATGGTGCGAATGCCGTTAGCACATCATGAGGCGGCTATTAAAATAATGCTTGAAAAATAAAGGAGAGAACAAAAATGAGCGATACTTCCAGAAGAAGAACTACTTATGGATCCGGTACTCTGTACGCTATGGATCCCACGGGCAAGACCGTTCCTACAACACCGAGTGCAGCAAAGACCTTTGTTGAGACTTATGCAACAGAGGACAACCAGCTCGGTTATCTTAAAAACGGTCTTACTATCACGGTTGACACCGAAACGCTTTCCGATCAGTCTGACCTCGGTGAGATGAAGATTGACCTTATCACCAAAGAAACAGGCACAGTTGAAACAAGTGTATTCAACGTAAACGGTGAGACAGTTGCAAGAGTATATCCCACAGCAACATACTCAAATGATTGCCTTATCGTGGGCGGCCTTAACGGTGTATCTCAGGATGCAAAGCTGTTTATATTCGTTGAGGCAAATGTGCAGAACGGCAAACAGCAGGTTGTTTGCTTCCTCGGAAAGAATACATCAGGTTTCACAATTCAGTGGTCCCCCGATGGTGTACAGCCCTTTAGCATAAACCTTGCACTCGAACCTTTCAACACTCAGGGTAATCTTGCAAGCATGAACCTTGTCGGCAATCTGCCTATGCTGCCTATTACCGGAGATACAGTATATTCTATCTCTTATGAGACAAACGGCGGCGAATGGGCTTCTGAATACACAGCTCCCGACAGTTATCAGCATGGCACAGGCAGTGACATAACACTTCCTACTTCCTCAAATATCTCTAAGGAAAGTGCTACATTTGCGGGCTGGTATGAGACTTCTGACCTGTCCACAGCGGTTACAACGATTGATGTTTCCGAGGACAGCGGCAACAAGACATTCTATGCTAAGTGGACAACCTGATTAGCGAAAAGAGGTGTAAATAATGAGCGAATATAGCACAAAGAACTACATGGAACAGAGCGGTGATCGCTGGGTTATCGGCGGCGAGCTGGAGTTTGATAAAATGTCCAGCGGCGTTCTGCCTAACATGGCGACTCCTGCCTCCGATGCTAACGCTGCCGCTGTAAGATCAGCACTTATCAATCTTATCGTTTCCATGAAGGATAACGGCCTCATGGCTGGAGATGCAATGTCCCTGACCTATGCGACAGTTACAGGCGATAACGAGGCTGACAGAGCAGCTAACACCGCTAAGATAAGCAGTGTAGCGGTTGAAAACGGCGTTATCACAATCACACTGTCCGCAAAGGTATCAACTCTTAAAGATTTTGATGCCCGTAACGGATGGGGCGTTCACAAGTGGCTTGGTATCGGACTTTCCGTTGATGGTATAACCGATATTACTAAACTTGAATACAACGACAGTGAAATCACATCCGAGGATGTAACCGAGGCTACAAACATGGGACTGTCCAGCGGTTATTTTGTACGCTGGGTGGCTGCCGATCTTGTGCTTGCAGGTGATAACACACAGAAGTCTAAGGACAATTTCACACTCTGGAGCAGCGGTTACAAAAAGACAGGATTCACACTTAAAATTGTTGAGCCTTCCGCATAAAATAATATACAAAACTGCATAACATATAAAACTGCTTGCATTATGCGAGCAGTTTTTTGTTTTTTAATAGAGATAAAATGATAAAAATGCACTGATTAAAAATTCTGTTACCGTACATTTGTTTTGGGTGTCAGGATGGGTGTCAAATTTTATCACAAATCCTTTTGTATAGCGGGTTTATTGGGTGCTTGGTTATGCTTTCGTAATGCGCAGGTCGCAGGTTCGAGTCCCGTCACCAGCTCCAAAATAAAAGTCGTGTAAATACCGTTGTATGGCGGGTTTACACGGCTTTTTCTGTTTGTATTTTCAGTTCAAAAATTGGCGAAAAAGGGGTGTTTTTGGACAAAAATATGCTGATATGGGTGTCAGGATGGGTGTCAGATTTTATATATATGTATATTGTAATTTTATGGTAATATGATATAAATTAAATATAGATAAAAATGCGCTTGTTTATGCGGATTTTCCGTTTCCCGATAAACACATAAAAACTCACTTTCAAAAGCCTCTATTTTCGTTTATAATGGCGAAAATGGGGGCTTTTTTGTTTATGAGCAGACAATCAAAGATGGATGTTGAATTAACTGCCGATAGCTGGGGTTATACCTACGATCTTGAACGGACGGGGGAGTATGATATCCCGGTTATGCAGCCTGTTCAGGTGGATTTTAGCAAGTATGTCTGGGTAGGATTCAATTATGCGACTGGTGTTAAGGCAGACCACAAACACGTTCACGAGATGGGTGTGCATTTCTTTGTGAATGACTACATATTCAAGTCAGTGTGGTCGAGCCTCGGACGGTATACGGATATGATGCGTAAATTCGGGTGTATGTGTACTCCTGAGTTTTCGGCTTATCTTGATTATCCAAAAGCCTTGCAGATATACAATTACTATCGGTCAATGGCGGTCGGGCAGTTCTGGCAGAGGGCAGGGCTTACGGTGATACCGACAATATATACAGCTTTATTCCCGGATTGTTATAAATGGTGTTTTGAGGGCGTACCGCAAAACAGCAGTGTAGCGGTGAGCACAAACGGGTTAGGAAAATCAAGAGGGGAACGGGCATTATTTACAAGAAGTTTTAAAGAGATGATAAAAAGGCTCTATCCATATAACATACTTTGGTATGGTGAATACTATCCTGAATGTGGTTATAATGATCTGATATTTCACGTTCCTTCCTTTGCCGCTATACGCTGGCGGGGGAATAAGTCAGAAAATTCGATAATAGAGGGGATAAACAATGATAGGTAGATATATTCTGTTTTCAAGTGGCGGATCTTCCGGGGCTGCGGGTGCTGCCGGGAGAGTTGAAAAGGCTGCGGCGGCGTTCGGTGTGGACAGCTCGGAAGCGTGGGTGAATGACAAGAAACCGCAGGGGCAGAATCCGGATACTGTTGAGGGGCTGAATCATGACAAGCGTATCAAAATGCTCATGGATCAGCTGAATATATCAAAAGAAACCGCTGAGAGATATGCAAGTGCGATAGAGGCTTATGGAGAGCACACAGCGGCTATGCAGGCGGCATTGAAAGATACCGCTTCACAGTATCATCAGAAAGCCCTTGACCTTGAAAGTTATATAAAAGCTACAAACAGATGGGCTGGCGGCAACACATACAAGTCGCTTGATGTAAGTGCAGACACATTTGAGAAAAGTAATAACATTGGTGAGACTATCACATTCAAGGGGACAAACACTTGGTATTCCAATAAAGAGAATGTCACCGGGGATGTACGCTTAGTATCGGAAACACAGTCGAAGGGTACGGGTATCAATCATCTGTCGGTCAGGAGCGGTGATAAAGAAGTGCTTGCATCCGACAGCTCCAAATATAAGATCAAAAAGAAATATTGGGAAGGTAATGTGCTGTATGTAGCGGTGGAGGAGATATGAGCTATGGGAAGAAAGGTACAGCAGGTATCAGAGGCGAGCAAGTATCTTGCTAATGAGTTCGGCTTATATACTCAAGAAGTTGCTCAGAAAGCGGATAAGGCGGCAAAGAAGATCCGTAATGAGATGAGGAAAGAGATAATACCATTAACGCCTTATCGTGATTATACAAAGACAGGTCCCGAAGATAGAGTGGCGAGAGATAATGCGGAAAAACACGGACATTTACGGGATGGATGGGTTAGCGGTACTATTAAGTCAAGGAAGAAAGGCTCAGTCATTTTAAAGCAGGATAGTATGTACTATGCTGTAAGGAGTAAAAACAAGCCTGCACTGGTTCATTTGCTCAACTTCCCGCGTAAAATCGTTTTGTGGGGCAGACCTACTAACAGAAAGACCAATCCAAAGCCTTTTGTCGATGAAGTTTCCGAAAAGGGATATCAGGAACTTGAAAAAGAGTTAGAGAAAATCGGCTTGAAAAAAGAGGGATAATATGGCAAATCTTGGAAAAACTCAGGGTTATATGGCGAAAATCGGACTTGATTTGTCCGAGATCGACAAGCAAATAAAGACTTTACAGACAGAATTAAAATCAGTCGATAAGGCATTAGCTACTGATGCCGATAATGCCGTATTGCTCAATCAGAGATACACTATCTTAAATGAGACGATAAATCTGTTAAACCAGAAGTTTGATTCTTTGACAAATGCATCTGAGAAGGTCAATAATGCGCTTTCAAGCAAACAGATAACCGATGCGGATTTCAGGGCATATCAAAGAGCTGTTGAGGAAACAAAGATATCACTGACACAGCTCAATACAGAACAGCAGAACAGCAACAAAGAGATGGAACAGACGGGTGATGCCGTAAAGAATGCGGCTAATGACCTTAATACCATTCCTACTGCTGCCGCTGATGTTCAAAAGGCAAGTGTTGATATCACCGGGGAACTATCCAATATAAAAGACCAGATCACCGACTGGACACAGAGTATCGCTGAATTTGGTGCAGAGGTCGGGGCTGTTCTTGTTGAGCTTGCAAGTGAATGTATAGAGGTAGGCAAACAGTTTGAAACTTCTATGTCACTTGTTGCGGCTACGGGCGGACTTGATAAAATGTCCGAAGATTATAAGCGGTTAGAGGATGCCGCTAAACAATTTGGCGCAACTACACGTTATACAGCATCAGAGGCGGCAGAAGCCCTTAACTATCTTGCACTTGCAGGCTATGATGTTGATAAATCTATATCAACACTTCCTAACCTATTAAATCTTGCACAGGCAGGCGGACTTGATTTTGCAAGGTCGGCTGAGATGCTTACAAACGCCTCCGCTGCACTCGGCCTGTCTACAAGTGAAATGACGGAACTTGTAGACAAAATGGCTGTCACTGCACGTTCGTCAGGAACGAATGTTGAGCAGTTAGGTGAGGCGATACTTCGTGTAGGTGGTACTGCAAGGTCGATCGTTGATCGTGACGGCGGTTTAACTGAAATGAATACCATTCTCGGCATACTGGCTGATAATGGTATCAAAGCATCCGAAGGCGGCACAAAGCTGAGAAATGTGCTTGTTAAGATAGCAAAGCCCACAAAAGGCACATACAAGCTGCTTGATGAACTTAATATGTCCTTCTATGATCTTGAAGGCAATATGCGTCCGCTCCCTGAGATTTTCACAGAGATCGGGCAGAAGATGGATGAATTGCAGCTTACTCAGCAGGAAAGGGATAATCTGATAAGCGGTGCGTTTAATGCCCGTGATCTTGCTGCTATAAATGCACTTCTCAACACATCGGCTGAAAGGTATGAACAGCTTGCAAATAAAATAAATTCTGCTAACGGTGCATCTGAAAAGATGGCTGAAACAATGAATGACAACTTGCAAGGCGCATTGTATCAGTTAAAGTCTGCCCGTGAAGCGGTTGAAATAGAGATTTATCAGAAAATCGATGAACCTTTAAAAAATATCGTCAATACTGTTGCTGATACAGTCAGGGGTGTATCAAAGGTATTCGAGGATGAAAGCGTTGCGAAGGAATTTACTGAAAGTTTTCAGAAGATAGCTGATGTTGTAAAGGAAGAAATGCCGAACATTATCAAGCTGTTTGAGGATTTTGCAACTAAGATAGTACCGAGGCTCGGTGATGTTACTGCTGAACTTATAGAATTTACAGGCGATAAAGCACTGCCGTATGTTATCAAACTGCTTGAATGGATAATGGATCACGGCAAAACCATTGAAAGCACTATATGGCTTATCGTCAATGCTATGGTAGCTGATAAGGCTGTAAGTTTTGGCAAAGGCTTACTCAGTGTTGCAACGGGTTTAGGCAATATCAATACAAGCCTTGTTAATCTTTCGTCTGCTGCGGGGCCTGCTGCGGCGGGACTTTCCTCAATAGAGGGAGCGGGTAATGCAGCAGCAACGGGAGCAGCAGCAAGTACGGCGGCTATGAGTGCTTGGCTTATAGTCGGTGAGGCTGTTATAGCGGCTCTTGTTCTGCTTGCAAAGCATTTTGATGATGCAGGCGAGGCGGCTATGCGTAATGCCAAATATATGAATGGCTTTACGGATGCCTCAAATAAGATGTGGGAACGTTATCAGGAAATAACAGATCCCAATAATACGCAAACATCATCAGAGATAGCAAAGCAGTTAAGCAAGGATAATGATGATCTTGAATTAGCTTTAAAAGAACGTGAGAATTATGTTCAAAAGCTCAATGATCTGAATAATACTGTCCTTGAATGGCAGGATGGTGAAAGTGAATATGATTTCCAAAGGCGAAAAGAAAGCCTTGAAGAAGATAAGCAATATACACAGCAGAAAATTCTTGAATACGACAGGGAAATAGAAGCGCTCAGAAATGTCGTTCATGAGGAAGAAGAACTGCTTGACAAGCGTATTGAAGAAGAAAAAGAGGCGGACAGGCAAAGAGCAAGAAACACAGCAATAACCACTAAGCAGAATGTGTATTCTCAGAAAAAAGCTGCTGAAATGGAGCAGAAAGTTATTGCTGATGAAAACGCAAGGCTTGAACAGCTTATAGAAAGAAGAGACAGACTTGCAGAAAAGCTCAGAGAAAACAAGTACGCAAGTACAGCCGATTATCAAAAAGATGTTGCTTTATATTCCGGAACATTAAAAGAAATTGACAAAATAGAAAAAAGGCGTGAGCAAGAGCAAAAGGAACAACAGCAGAAAGAACAGCAGGCACAGAGGGAACAGGAACAGGCTGAGGCTGAGAGTTTTGCTGAATACCTTGAATATCAGGAGGAACTTTGGGACAAAAAGTACCATTGGGATAAGGAAAATTACAAGGAATATTGGGAAGAAAAAGAGAAATTCCTTGAAGAAAACAAGGTAGACACAAAAGAATGGAATTTAGCATGGAATGAGACAGAGAAGAAACTTGGAAAACTTGACAGCAACACCGAAAAAGAGATACAAAACAATCTTAAAGAGGCTGAACAGAAGGTAAAGGATGCTCTTGATTCCTACAAAGCAAAGCTGAAACTGGCTGTTGCTAATGGGATGTCTGAATATGAGGCAAATGAGGCTCTTGGACGGTATATTGACACACACTTAGATAAGAGCACTGATTTGTATGCAAAGGAACAGGCTGATTACCTGAATACCAAAAAGAAACTTGACGAGGATTTCACCAAAGAACAGGAAAAAGAGTATAGCAATAACAAGAAGGCACAAGAGGAACAGATTAAAAAGCGTTTCAGAGAATTGGAAATACAGGCTAATAACGAAAACTGGAGCGAGCGCAAACTGTGGAATGAGAAAATGCGTTATCTCAAAGAGATGAAGAAAAACAATGAGGTTTATCTCGAAGTCTATGAAGATACGCTGATGGATCTGCGTGAGGATCAGTCTAAGATTCGTAAAAAGGAACGTGAGGCACAGGAAAAACAATCGGAAGAGGACAACAAAGCCGATGAAAAATCCCTTGAAAAGCAGAATGAGCAACGGCAAAAGATATTCGATGCCGCTGAAAAAGAGGCAGAGGATGTTATCAAGAAATACTATCAGAACAACCGGGATGAGATAGCTAAGTACGCACAGAGCAGCAAGACGGTGACGGATGCGAACGGTAAAGAACATCTTGTATTTACCGATTACTCAAAGAAACTGCAAGAGTTAAAGGCTTATCAGAAGAACCTTGAAAAGCTCAAAACGATGGGGCTGACAACGGATCACCTGAAAGAGATATTCAACATGGATCTTGACACACGCATGAAGTATGTTTCTGAGTTGGTGAACATGGGAGCGGGATATCGACAGAAATATTTGTCCGATTATAACGCATATCAGAAAGTCAAAAATTCTGTTGCTGATTCACAGATGTATTTCCAGCAGGACGAGATCACAGCAGAGGTCAAGGAAAAGTACGATGAACTCACAAAGGATTCCGAGTTGTCGGGAGAACAGAATGCCTACGCATATCAAAAAGGCTGGGAGAAGGGTATGTCGGGTTATGACTTCGGCATAGACCTTTTACCGAGTGAGATCACAACGGGAGCGGCAGACTGGGAGAAATCACAGCAGAATATCACTAACAAGATGCTTAAACTTGGTGAAGATGTGATGGATCTGAATAACAAGATACTTGGAACGAATGTTGTTATCAATATTGATAATCAGAAGGCAGTTGACAAGTCACTCAAAGGATGGCTTACAAAGGCTACAAACAGCGGTTCTAAAGCATACGGATAAATCCGATAAATCTGATAAATCACACATAAAAACTCACTGTTTTTGCGGAAGTAAATATTTTACAATGAAAGAGGTGATAACATGGGCAGTATACATAACGGCGGTATTTCTGTTACTATCGGTGGGAAAAGCATAAACACGGTATCCTCTTACTCTGTGAGCACGCACAGAGGGGATAATGTAACATATACGGATATATCCATTACAACGGGTGTTTTGCCGCTGAAAGATACATCAACAGGGACGGCACATACAACAGATGCCTCGGACTTGCTGGCACTTGCACAATATGCAACAGCAACGGTGGTATGTCCTGATTTCAATGGTACTATGTATCTGACAAGCGTTTCCTCGGATTTGGCAAGTGCAAATATTTTTGGGAAATACTGTCGGGTTACGCTGTCACTCACAACTGAGCCTCCTGATAGTGCTACAAAGATCACTGTCGGCGGGATAACGGTTGATCTATCGAGTTATGAGTGCTCTTATTCGTATGAGCGTGAAAGTTTTGAGATGTATGATTACAGCACTTATAACATCGAAAAGGGCAGACGATGTCATATATCGTATACCACAAAGCCGTTATCGCTCACATCGGCAAATGCGCTGATTGCTGTTTTCAGAAGTTCTCCACAACAGACGGTATCTGATGACTATTCGGGTTATATGTCTATTGACAGTTGTTCAAAGTCGGCAGTGATAGAGGATGGAACGACCAAATATACGTTCACGGTTAGCTGTACTGCGCTTGCAATGGATACGGGGACGGTGAGCACATGACGATTACAGTCGGCGGGCAGACCTTATCAAACGTATTCAATGTGCAGTATCAGAAAGCGATATCTGAGCTGGGACAGGGCGGCATAAGCGTTTCAAGCCTTTCCTTTGATGTGATAGCTCCGTTTTCAGCGGCAACGGCGGCGGCGGTGACCTGTGATGCGATATCGGGTATCACATTCTATGTAAATACACGGTCTCAGAGCGGGCATTCCGTTCATGTAGAGTGCTTGGATGCGGCGGCGTTCTTGGATAAAGAGATTGAATTATCAAATCAGGATATAACTCATGTGCAGAATGTCGGTGACTTTGTAGGCTCATCAGTAATACAGTCAAAGATAGTTGCTAACTGCAAAGGGCTGACGGCTGCTATTCCGTGGACACCTACGCAGTACGGCTTTCCGCTTGATTATGTAAAGGGTAAAACCTTCCAGCAGATACTTACGGATATATCAGAAGTGTGTGCGGGATTTTACACGATGACAACAAACGGGCTTGATTTCAGGTATCTGAATGAGAGTGATGCAGCGACAAGCAGGCCACATTACACGCTGACATATCATTCGGCGGTAAACGTAAACGGAACTTTTGAATATCAGGCGGTTGCTGTGGTATCATCCTATGAGACGGCGATAATCGGCAGCAACACGGCTACTGATTACAACACACTGGAGATATCCAATGCGCTGAGTGACTATGTATTCCCAGTATATGATGCAGTGGATCACGACACGGGAGCGCACTATTCACACGTTGATACAACGACCACACCTGCGGCATTGAGCGGTATTGTACAGCGGACTTTCACGGGATGGACTTGTGATAATGCGGTATTTACGGGTATTCCCGTACTCGGTGATTATGCGGATTTTCAAACTGGTGAAGAACTGCGGATAACTGATATCACGATACGGTTTATCGGCAGTACGATGCTTGCAGCGATAGGCGGGGGCATACCGTCATCCGGGGAGATAGGCAGGAGATCACGGCGGCAGCAGGAGCTTGACGATAAACTGACAATCGGCAAGACTTACGGAAATGTGACATACAATCCGTATGGACAGTCATATCCTGAACAGGCTCCGTCACAGTCGGCAGGAGGTAGCTAATGCAAAGACAGTATGATTTTGTAAAGGGCAACTTGCTGACGGGCGGTTTTGCTCAACTCGGATTCACGGGCTTTATCAACGGGCATATCGTAAGCGTTGAGAAGATATCCGACACCGAGGTTTTATGGACGGTAGAGAATGAATTTGGTGAGGAATACGAAGTCACGGTCACTGCCACAAAGCCTACGGGAGAAGATGACAAGCGCACAAATCCGCAGATAACCATATCGGAGGTGACGAGTTAATGGACGGAACTTTCGGCGGTGGTGATCTGATAAGTGCAAGCCTTGCAATTATGCTTGGCGGTACGGATGCAGAGTTGCACGATAAAGAGGTATCACTCAGTACATCACAGATAACAGGATCGCAGACTGCTGTGTTTGAATACGATCCTGCCGATGAAGATCCACAGGGTGATCCTCCGGGTCCGTGGGACGGGTACAGCCTGTTTACCATTGATTTGTCGGGAGTAAAGCAGGATATAGCGGATTTACAACAGCAAATAGCAGATATGCAAGAATGTTGGGAAGATGTTGTTGAGGCTTTACAGCAATATGACCCTGACTATGACCCGCAACAAGGTGACTGTCCTGCTGATGAAGTGCCCGTGGTATATCAGATTGCTTATGATGCGGGTGTGGCAAGCGTAACACCAGCTCTTGGTTCAAAGTTTATCACAGCAAACGGGACATACTATGCAAGCGGTGATAATCTTGACGGGTATGATACAGTTGTCGTTGATGTTCCTACATGGGAAACTTGTATACAGCAGATTGCCGCAAAGTTAGGGCTTACAGACCCGTATGATTGCAACGATATCAAGGAAGCAATTGACGAACAAGCAGGATATACAATCCCGCCTGATGTACCTTTTGAAGATATACCGCCGATACTTGGCACAAATCCCATTGAGATAGAAGATAACAGCTATACATTCAAATTTGTTGCATTGTATGGCACATCTTTAAACGGGTACAGCTATGAATGGGAAGAAAGAAATATATATGCAAGGCTTGAACGACCTGCAAGTGACCCGTATTATGATGTTGCTTATAAATTCAGGGCTTATGTGTATGACAAATCAGACGGCAGTTATATCACAGAACTTACACTTACAAGCGGTCAGCAGGGAAGTATAGGCAATAGCGGATATATACAGATAACTAATCTTAATATCAACTATGCAAATAAAACACTTGATGTAGAGTGGAAGCAAAAGTTATGGTCATACCAAACTGAAACGACAGGTTCATCATCAACAAGTTGCGCGACATATCTTGATACAACAACAGCAAATCCAGCTTATAAAGTAAGAAATAGTTAATGAGGTGATATTTTATGAGCAAAATAATTCCTATAAACATCACGACCACCGAACAGGCGGTTGAACTGGATGCGACTTATCAATTCGCTTGGCTCAGAAACATGGGCGAAAATGACTGCCTTTTGTCCGGCCACAGCGGCATAGTGGCAGGCGGCGATGATGTGATGACCGTCAAGGCAGGAGAGAGCGGACGGATAAGCACATCGGACAGGGCGGTGTATGTCAAGGCTGTGAGCGGAACGAGCACGGGCGAGATACACGCACAGAATTTCAGTGATGCCCCTTTTAAGAGCAAGGCGAAAGGGGGTGGACAATCAATATCCGTTGAGCCTTTGACAGTGAATGAAAACGGAGTATACACAGCCCCGACAGGCAAGGCATACAGCCCTGTGAGTGTGGATGTGCAGGAGCAACCGTGGCAACCTTTACAGGACGGCTACTCGAATTTTTGGTTCGAGTTGACGAACGACACACTGTCACCTTGGCTGAATTTCAGTGCAAAGACTGAAAGCGCTGTTATCGACTGGGGCGATGGTAGTGGTGAACAGGCGCTTACTACTTTGACACCTACGCATACTTACAGCAAAGCTGGGAAATATGTGGTTAAGGTGAAAGGTGTAAATGGGATTGCACGAGTAATTGCAGATGAACAACTTGTTTCGTCCTATCCATATTTAGATTGCTTAAAATATATAGAGTTAAACAATGAGGTTACAACTCTTTCGGCTTATGTATTTGCAAATCTTCTTGGATTAAAAGAATTATACATAACTAACAACTCTATTATATCTGCTGGTGCATACGTTTTCTCCATAGCACCTTTACTTGAAAAATCAAATTTAAATGTTTTGGGCACGTATGCATATAGATATTGTACTAAGTTAAGAGATATAAACTTAGGAAATGCAACTACCATACCGACTTATGGGTTTGATAATTGTATCAATCTACTTTCAATAACAATTCCTGCAACTGTGACCGAAATCGGCAATCAGGTTTTTCGCTATTGTTTTATGATAAAAGACATTCATATTCAAGCTACAACTCCGCCAACTATCGGAACAAATGTCTTTTTAAGTGCTAACAATTACTACACAATTTACGTCCCAGTCGGAACATTATCAGCATATCAAACTGCTTGGTCTGAATATGCTGACCATATACTTGAAGAAGGTCAGACACCTAACCGCATGATGCTTGCAAAATTCAACAGCGCAAAAACAGACGAACCATAGGATGATATGAGGTGATTTTATGAGCAAAATCAAAACGATAACAGCAACTACCACAGAGCAGACAATAACGTTCGATGCAACTTATCAATTTGTGTGGTTTCGGAGTTTAGGTGATGGTGATGTGCTCGTCAGTGACCACAGCGGAATTGTTGCAGGAACGGATGATGTGGCACTCGTTAAAGGTGGTGACAGTACACGCATAACTGTACCCTATAACAAGACTGTCTATGTCAAGGCAGTGAGTGACAGTGTAGATATGGAGATACACGCACAAAACTTCTCCGATGCGCCTTTTGAGGGTGGCTCAGGCGGTGGCGGTGGAAGCATCACGATAGACCCGACACCGACACAGGGTAGCAGTAATGCAGTTTCAAGCGGTGGTGTGTATACGGCTTTGCAGGGTGTATCACCTATCAACTACTCCACAACGGAGCAGAATACGGGTAGGAAGTGGATAGACGGTAAGTCTATTTATCAGAAAACGTTTGTTCCTACTGCTCCCGCTACATACTGGGAAGGTACAAATAACTCAGTTGATGTTTCAGGATTAAATATAGATACTTTAATAAACATCGAAGCACAGGCGCAGAACAAAACCAACAGCAACTATTATCCATTGCCTATGATAAGCACACCGTTAAACACAATCGTTATGACCCCGACCCAATCAGATATGCTGATATATCTTGGCGATAACAACATTCCGACAAGGGTGTTTAGCTTTACTATATGGTATACTAAAACTACCAACACAGCGGAATAAGCTATGAACACAGAAATCATAATTGCTATTATATGTGCTGTCTTTGCATCAAGCGGTTTGTGGGGTTTGTTACAATACCTCATAAACCGAAAAGACACAACAGCAGAGAAGTTAGATAGGCTTATGGCTCTTGTACAGGAAGTATCAGACCGTGTAGATACGTCCTCGGCAACAAATGCAAGAACGAGAATACTCAGGTTCGATGACGAATTAATAAACGGCATACATCACTCAAAAGAGTATTTTCAGCAAACGCTTTCTGAAATAGATACCTATGAGCTCTATTGCGAAAAACACCCGAACTACAAAAATTCGGCTTGTACATTGGCGATTGAGCATATCAAAGATGTATACACGAAATTACTTGATGAGAGGGCTTTTATAAGATGAGTGTTATCATATTGATTATTATAGCAAGTCTAATGTTTATATTATGGTTCTGCGGTATACTATATATTTACTTTGACTTGTTCGGATGGTTTTATCATGATATTTTAGAATGGCACAAGCCTGATAATTCTTTATATTTAGGTGGTATCAACCTAAAATCTAAATGCAAGTATTGTAATAAAGAGATTATACAGGATTCACAAGGCAATTGGTTTGCAATAAGCGGGTGATATCTGATGATAGCTTGGAAAGATAAGCACGCATTTACAGAGTTTATAAGCGAAAAATACCGAACAAGAAAAGATGAAAACAATATTTTCCCTGTTGGTATATCTGATGCGGAATTTAGAGAGTTTATCATTGATTATCTTTTAGGTCGTGATTGGTATGTTGTTGACCCATTGAGTACACCACAAACTAACGAAATTGCTTTGAACGAAATACTCAAAAAGTATTCCAAAGAGTACAGAAAAGAGGTAAAGAGATATGAGAACATGGAAAGATAAGCTAACATCACGCAAATTATGGCTTGCAGTTGCGGCGTTCGTGACTATGCTTATCGTGTATTGCACAGGAGATGCGGAAAAGGCTGAAAGAGTATCGGCATTGATAATGGCGGGGGCTACTGTGATCGGCTACATAGTCAGTGAGGGCTTGACGGATGCGGCGCATACTGAGGATAAGCAGGATTTTGCGGGCGACATTAATGTCGGCGGCAAATCAGAATAACCATTTTGCCAACGTCGACAATATGGTAAGGACATATATGTCATTACCAAAGGGGTGATACAATGGCTTTTTTAATTCCCGATAACGTGATAGACCTCGGCGGGGGGCTACTGATAAAACAGTATTTTATCACAGAACACAATCCAAATAAAATATCACTGCCTACAAAGCGCACTCTGCCACTGTTAGGCGTAACTTGCCATAACACTAACGATATAAACGAAGCACGACAGACAACCGATCCCGAACAGTATGTGAGAGCGACTATCAATGGAAACATGGGAACAGTCCGTGTGCATTTCTATGTTGATGACGACGAGATATGGCAGATGTTACCGCTCGACTGGCAGTCATGGCACGCAGGGCAGGCGGGAAAAGCCGACAGGAACGGTTCACAGGCGGGTAATGCTCAGACTATCAGCATAGAATGTATTATGGACGGCAAAGGCACAGACAAGGATAAAAAGGCAGAAGATAACTGTGCTCGGCTTATCGCTTATCTGATGAAACAATTCGGTTTGACGGTTGAAAAAGACCTGTATACTCACAACTATTGGTGCAACGTTCGTAATGGCAGGAACGGGACTTTGGATGCGTTAAACAAGCTGAATGACGGGTACAAGAACTGTCCTGTATTTATAAGACCGCATTGGGACGATTTCAAGGCATTAGTGAATAAGTATCTGAAAGCTGATGAAAAGCCTGCTGATACTGATAAAAACTATCTTTATAACATTGTGGTCGGTGTGTATGCCAATAAAAAGAATGCGGATGAAGCATTGAAATATGTCAAAAAGGACTATCCGACAGCGTTTATTAAAAAGACGGTCAAAAACTCTTGACAACCACAGAAAAATAATATATAATACTTATATCTTGTTTTTACTTCCGTAAATGCAAGTAAAGTGTGTGTGAAGAAAAGGCAGTCGATCACTCGGCTGCCTTTTCGTATCTCATGTATTCGTCAAGTTTATCAATCTGCCTGCGCTTGTACTGCTTGTCTAAGTGAGTATATATTTCAAGAGTGGTGCTTATATCGGCATGGCCTGCCTGTTCCTTTGCGGTGAGCACATCCACACCTGACTTATACAAAAGCGTTATATAAGTATGTCTCAGCCAGTGAGCGGTTATGCGGGGGATGACAAAAGGTATCTTTTGCGGTGCAAACTTACTTTTCGGGGGCTTGTATCCGGGCGGGAAGCCTCCGTATTTCAGGTTGAGATCACAAAGATAACTGTCCCATGCCCGTTTCCATGATGTTTCGGACATCATATCTCCCTTTGTATTCGGGCATACAAAGAGACTCTTTTTCTCCACACCTGTCAGATAATCGACCAATATATCGGGAATGTCGATAACGCGGGCGGCATTTGAGGTCTTTCCTCCTGCCTTTACTGCGATACCGCCGCTATTCTGATAAGCGGTCTGCCTTACGGTGATTGTCTTTTGAAGCAGATCAACGTTCTGCCACTGCAAGGCTATCAACTCCCCTTTGCGAAGCCCTGCGAAAATCATTATCATAGCGGCGGTCTGCATCCGATGAGGTGTTTCGATTATCCATTTCATTTCCTTATCTGTAAGAGCACGCCTGCCGTCATGCGGTGCTGTATCCTTCGGGAGATCAACAGCAGGGAGCGGGTTGAAATCCGTCACTCTATTACTGATTGCAAGGTCAAATACCTGTTTTGCGGCGCATTTGCAGGCGTTGAGAGTTGTCACCGCTATGCCCTCCCGGAACAGCCTGAAAAATAGCTGCTGAAAGTCAATAGGACGGAGCTTGTCAAGACTGTATGGCGCAAGAGAGGACATCATCTGAATGTTGCTTCTGTATGCAGTATACCGTTTATATGAAACGCTGTACTGCTTTATTGAAAGCCATTGTTCAGCCCATTCACCGAAGCTGTCAAGATCGGGCATAATATCAATGCCCTTATTCAATGCGGCTTTTGCTGCTATCAGCTTATCGTCAAGCTCCTTGCGGGAGCGGGCGTATATATACTTATACTTACCGTCACCGAGATATATCTTGCTCTGGTAGCGGCCATCACTGCGCTTTTCGTTATCGGTCATAAAAAAGCACCTCCCGTATGTGGGGTGCGGGAGGTGCTTTATCCCTTTTAAATGAGGGAGAAAGAGAAGATGATTATAGTATAGCACCTTTCCGCACGTTTGTCAAGGGGAGCACAAATCAGGGGAAAGATGCTATGTGGAGGATAACAGCAGTGAAACTGTTATTACCCTTTATTATAGCACATTTACGGTGATTTGTCAATCCCGAAATTCAGACAGGTACTTGACAAATGGGTATGTATGGTATATAATATATATGATATGGTTACCCACAAAGCCTGTCTGAAATGATAACACAACACAAAAGCTCGCCTGTTCCCGCAGGCGGGTTTTTGTCTTATAATACAGATGTAAAGCCGACAGCAACACCGAGTAAGTGAATGTCCTCTAATTCCTCCCCTTTGAATATCATAGGTCTGTACTGATCGTTTTCGGGAACGAGTTTGACTGTTTGTTTTTCCTCATTATAGAACCAGCGTTTAAGTGTATACTCATAATCATCACCGATTCCCACAGCAACGATCCTGCCGTTTAACATCTCGTCAAAAGCATCGAAATACTTTATAAAAACTATATCTCCGTCATTTATCCCGGCATTTATCATGCTGTCACCTTTGCAGTAAAGAGCAATATCAGCATCATAGGGGATAAGCGTTTCAATACATTCCTCTTGGTTTATAGGCTTACCACAGGCAATATCACCGACAAGACAGCCTTTTTTAAACTCTTTGTGGAGCGGGACGGTGTTTGAGGGCATGGGCGGGTTGTCATCATCATAACCTAAAAGATATACAGGCGAAACATGAAGAACTTCTGCAAACTTTTCTATTTTCTTACGGGGGATAGACCGATAACCGCGTTCATACTTGCTTATGGTGAACTTACCATTTTCACCTACTAATTCACTAAACTGTTCTTGTGTCAAGCCTGCATCTCGCCTTGCTTGTCTTAAACGTTGCCCGATTAGGCTCCTTAATTTCTGCATATCGAATTTTTCAAGTTCTTTCATTGATTTCACCTCCAATCTAAGTTATATTCTATCATAAAAAAATCCAGTTGTCAATTTATGTTGTCATATTCGGCAATATGCACAAAAAATAAATTTATTTTTGAACAATATTTTTGTTGACAAATTAAGCAACATTTGTTATACTGTATTTACGGTTGCACAAAACGGTCACTTGTTAAAAGGGGGTGTAATTTTGGATTTAGCAAAGGTCAAATCCTACATTCAAAGCAAGGATATAGCTGTGCCTGAGTTGGCAAAAGCCCTGAATATAAGCAGACAAAGCCTGTATTTAAAACTCAGCGGGGAACGTTCATTCAGAGCCGAGGAACTTTTAGGCATGGCAATTGCTATGAAGATGAAGAAAAAAGAAATCCTCGATATTTTTTTTAATATGTAGGTGACACAAAGAGGTCACTAAATAGAGGTTGAAGTGAGGGGTAAATGAAAGAGCCAAAGAAAGATAAGATAAAACGAATATTGCTTTATATCATTTTCTTTGCGTTAGGATGGCTTGTAGAAAGTCTGCTAAAGTTTTGGTTAGAACACCTGATATAAAAGCAATCAAAATCTTTGCAATCTCAGATTTAGTCAATGCTTTCTTTTCACTATGAGCATTATGCAGATACTTTCTGCCCTTTTCGGTGAGTTCAAAATTATCCTTTAGTGAAGTATAGATGGATACAGAATTACTTCCATGCTTGCATTTCACATAAAGGTATGGATCACTAATCATTTCATTAGCTATTTCAACTGCATTGATATCTTTGAAATGCACATCAAGCTCATGGGCGGAAACAGGGGAATGCTCATCAATGAAAGTGAGAACAGATAATTGATCGAGATTTAAACTTTTCATAATTACCTCCGTATAAACAAGTGTGAGATATTATTAGTATATCACACGGGAGCGGATATGTAAAGAGGGAGAAAGAGAATGAGAACCAAAACAAAGAAGGAGCCAATCTATTTAACATCATGGGCGGATGTGCCTGTCGTGGTCGATTGTGGGTATATCGCCCGGATATTTGCCATAAGCAAGGAGACGGCAAGAAAGCTGTGTGTGAGTGGGGATTTACCAGCTTTCAAGATCCTTGACAGATGGTATGTCAATAAGAAGGATATAATGATTTTCTGTGGGGAGCGGGTGAGTGAATGAGTGAAGAAGTGGTAAGACCTGCCAAAAAACAGAAGATCGAGATATACAACGATAATTTTCAGAACTACAAAAAGTACGGCATACCAAAAGCACAGCTTGTAATAGCTGATATCCCGTATAATCTCGGTACTAACTTCTATGCCTCAAATCCCGTATGGTATAACGGCGGTGACAATAAAAACGGTGAGAGCAAATTTGCAAAGAAAGCTGCTTTTAATACCGACTTTAATTTCAATATCGCTGAGTATTTTCACTTCTGCCACAAGCTCCTGAAACCTGAGCCGAAATCGGGGGGGGAGCGAGGGCGCAGCAGTGATGCAGGTGCAATGATAATATTCTGTGCTTTTGAGCAGTATCATATGTTGCTTGAATACGGCATAAAGCATGGCTTTAATCACGGATATCCTATATTCTTTATAAAGCCTTCCTCGCCACAGGTTCTTAAAGTCAATATGAAAATAGTCGGTGCGACTGAATGTGCGATAGTTTTATATCGTGATAAGTTACCTAAATTCAGAAATGACGGTAATATGATAATGGACTGGTTCTATTATCAAAGGGACGGTAAAGAAATACCAAAGATACATCCCACACAAAAGCCTGTGAGAGTCCTTAAACGGCTGATAGAGATATTCACAGATCCAGGGGATGTGGTGATTGATCCCTGCTGTGGGAGCGGGACAACACTGAGGGCGGCGAAAGAGTTAGGCAGAAGTGCATACGGGTTTGAAATAGATAAAAAGTTTTATCAGCAAGCAAGAGATTTAATGCTTACAGAACAGGGAACAGATCAGATGTGTTTGTTCGGATAGAGGATAAGATGATTATATATAAGTTATGGGACATTACAAGTAGTGAAAAGAAACTACTGCTTGAAACCATAGACAAGCGGGAACTTGACGGGCTGCTGTCGCAAATGAGAGCGACAATGCTCGACACCGAAAAGCTGATAATGCTTGAACAAAAGACATTATCACAGACCGAGGAATACTTTGACTAAGCCCGTGTATACGGGCGCACGCAGTGAATGGCAAACAGGACTTATCCTTTCCTCCTGTCGGCGGTTCGATCCCGTCACACTGCACCAGTCTGTTTGGCATTACAGACACCTCCGAATATAGTATGACAAGTCGGAAAGACGGCTGACGGCTCGGACAGACGAGTGCCATAATCAAACTCCTTTTGTAGCGGGTGCCGTGAGAGCGGCACTCACTATGCAGAGAACAGTGGACAGCGAACGTGGCTGATGTGGGTGCAACTCCCGCACTCTGCACCGAGGCTGTTATATCATCAAAACACTGCGCAGCGGATATAACGAATTGAGGGCGTTAGCATCCCCTCGGCAAAGCGGATGGAATTAAAAGACACTTGACGGCTGGACAGACAGCACTTCGTGTACTGACAAATGGGAAAGACCATTGACAGCCCGGAGAGACGGGCATATATAAACACACAGAGATAGAAGTAAACAACAAGATAACGAGGGTGGAATTATGAAACAGATTGAGGGGCGGCGTAAAAAAGGCCGCCTGCCGATAGCAATTTTTCTTGTCGGCATTTTAATTGGCAGTTGTGCATTGATGGACAGTAACCATGAGACAACAGAGGAAACACAATCAGCGGCAGAACCGATGAATTATGTGCGTGTACCTGAGTACCACACTGCACAGCTCACAGAATATGAGGTCCCGAGAGGGGACACGGCGTTTAAGTCGTATATGTCCTATAAGGCGATAACGAACACACGGTCGGCACAGTACAAGTTACAGGCTGACTGCTGGACGGATGATAACGGTTTAAGACGGTATGATGACAAATACGTTGTGGCGTTAGGCACTTATTATGCTGACAGTATAGGTGATGAGTTTAAAATCACGTTGGACACAGGCAAGACTTTCAGATGTGTAGTCGGGGACTTTAAGGCTGACCGACACACTGACAGCAAGAACCAATACACACCGATGGAAGGCAGAAAGTGTGTTGTGGAATTTGTAGTCGATACTCCGTCATTAGACAGAACGGCTCGTAAAATGGGGGATATCTCATATATAAGCGGTTTTGACGGGGATGTTGAGAAAATTGAGAGAATAGAATAAATGATCGATGATACAGCCAATATCCCGTATGCTGGGTATAATGAGTGGGTAATGAAAGTACAGCATACGGGAAACGGGTTTGACGAGGTGGGGCAGGATGGAGAAGATGAATTTAGACATTTTCCGGGAACGGTTCGAGGAAATGGTGAGCTGGAGCGACTGCGAAAATATAGACGAGTTTTGCAAGAAGTACAATTACAGCAGCGCAAGAGTATCAAATCTGTTCTATAAGGGAATGGTAGTTCTCGACTTCCTTTACACTATTGCAAAGGACAACGAGATAGAATTGTCATGGCTTTTGGGGGTGACGGATGTATGAATAAGCTCAGAGCGGAAAAGGTCACCAAAGGCCATGAACAAATGACGGTTTTCTTTGACGGATCATCTTGTTTTTTCAAGATGGTGGATATCAACCGCATATTTGACGGGCATTTTGAACGTTATACAAATGCGTTCTTTATGCTTGAACAGAGGGAAGTACGCAACTGTACAAACCTTAACAAGATCACCGTCATATCCGAAACTGATTTGCTGGAGACGGCAGACGAATTATACAAGGATGTTCTGGACGGGGATAAGCGGAACTACAAGAATATTATAAGGCGCATAAGACGGCTGACAGAATATGTCACCTATGCGCAGAAAGTGTTGAAAAACAACAAGACAAGAAAGCAGCAGTTTACGGACAGGAAGATATGCGCAAAGTGCAGATTTTCGTACTTTGAGAATGACGGAAAACACATAAAATTCAAGTGGTGTAATTACTGCGAATACACAGGAAATAAACGGCCACACAACGGCTGTGAGTGTTATGGATTTGAGGCGAAGTGAGTATGTATGTGGATATTGAATATGCCCTGAAAGTCGGCAAATGGCTCATAGATACTGCACTGCCTGATGATAATGTTGTAAACCGCGACAACCTGCGGAATGCCTTTTACAAGGCATTTGAGAACAGATTAAGGATTCAGGCGGTCACGGATGAACAGACACAGAAAGGAGGTAGTGATGCGGCGATGGGTAGTGTACTTTAAGAAGTACGACACAAATTTCATTCCTTATAAGTGGAATGAGGGGTTTAATGCTGATACGAAGGAAGATGCTATACAGATGTGCAAGGATAAATACGGCGATAACCTTTACTGTATAGAAGATTGCATACCTGCGTATCAGGTGAATGTACCACTATACCATGTCAAATATGGTAAGTAAGAAAGAGAGGATAACAGATGGGTGTGCCAGTTCTTTTAATCGGTAAGTCGGGTACAGGCAAGTCAACAGCTATGCGTAACTGTGTGAATGAGCCTGAGAAGTGGGGACTTATCAAAGCGGTGAACAAGCCATTGCCATTCAAGGGTAATATCCCCTGCATTTGCAGTGATGATTATGCAAAGATAGAGGCTATGCTCAAAAAGAGCAAAGCAAAGTCTATGGTGATCGATGATGCGGGCTATCTCATAACCAATTACTTTATGAGAAACCACAGCACAAAGGGAGCGGGTAATGCTATTTACAGCTTTTACAATAACATTGCTGACTGCTTCTGGGGGCTGATAACATTCATTATAGACCAGCTCCCGGCAGACAAGATCGTGTATATCATAATGCACGAAGATACTGACGATTTTGGTAACATCAAGCCTAAGACCATAGGCAAGCTGCTTGACGAAAAAGTCTGCATCGAGGGTATGTTTACTATCGTTTTGCGGTGCGTTATGGATAACGGAGAGCACTGTTTTGTAACACAATGCAGGGACGGGGCAGTGAGCAAGTCACCGATAGGGATGTTTGAAACTGAGACTATCGATAATGATTTAACTTTAGTTGATAAAGCCATTAGAGGCTATTATGAGATATAAGGAGAGATAACAATGCAGAAACCGAGTGATTGGGATAATGTATCATCTTTTGGAGAGTTCAAGCAGTTGCCGAAGGGTGCGTATATCTGTAAGGTATGCAAGGTAGAGGAAACCGAAAGCAAGGGCGGATATCCTATGCTAAGGATCTATCTTGACATTGCCGAAGGTGAGTACAAGGACTTCTACGCACAGGCATACAGAGCCGACAAGAGGGATGATAAGAAGTGGGGCTGCATCTATTACCAGCTTACACAGGACACACAGAACCACAGTCAGACTAACAGAGGGCTTAAAACCTTTGTAACATCGGTCGAGGAAAGCAACAACGGATTCAAGGTAGTGTGGGGAGATGCTTTTGCCGACTGTTTCAAAAACAAGAAGGTCGGTGTAGTTTTCCGCAGAGAGCAGTTCCAGACAATGGACGGTAAGCTGATGTGGAGCGTAAAGCCCTTTAATTTCCGCAGTGTGGATGCCGTATACAAGGGAATAGAGCCTCCAGAGGATAAGGCGGTGAGCGGTTATACATCTGCACCTGCACAGGCAAGCACACAGCAGAGCACACAGGGAACACTTGCTGATATAGGGGACTTTGAAGAAGTGATAAGCAATGAGGCAGAACTGCCGTTCTGATGGTGTTGATATGATCGTATGTTGTGACAGATGCGGTAAAGCCATAGGAGATCCTGTTGAGGATGAAGATTTCAACCGAAAACATAATATAAGCGTTATGCCTGATATATCATCAGGCATATACGCAAGTTATGAACAGGCTTTACTTTGTGATGAATGCTATGAATATCGTGAAAAGATGTTCAAAGCTCCTTATGATGAATTAAGGAAGAAAGAGGCAGAATGGTTAAACATAAACGGTCTTAAATTTGGTTTGCCGTTCTGATGATCGTGGAGGATAACAGATGGACAATAAAACTATTCCGCCTATTGAAACGGTTTATAATGGCTATCGTTTCAGAAGTCGATTAGAGGCTCGATGGGCGGTATTCTTTGATGCTTTAGGTGTGAAATACGAATATGAACCAGAAGGATATGTAACATCAACAAAAGAAGCCTATCTCCCTGATTTTTATTTACCACAGTTTAATTGTTTTGCAGAAGTAAAAGGTAAAAACAGTCACATGATGCAGGATTTCCGCAAAATTGCTGACGCGGTTCGTGATACCAAAATATCAACAATATTACTGAGTAACATCCCTTTTGATGAATATTCTGCTGGTTTATATTTGTTTCCATATATAGCATATTTAGACAAACGCGACTATGATAATAAAGTTATAATCAGTATGGTGTTTTTTGTAGGAATAACTGATGGTTCAATTAACGATACAATTTCTTATCCTGATCCATGGTTACATGATTTTGGATTTAACCTTACTAATCATATTAATGCTGTACAAAATAGAATAGATGATCTTACACGAATAGACACAATGCGGGGTACAGCTCCATGTTCTCAGTTTAACGATGATTTTGTATATGAAATGATACAAGCTATTCCTTCATTCAAAACAAAAGAAAGCAGCGATTATGATTATATCAGCTATTTGCAAGAAGTGTTTGATGCAGAATTGCCAAATGTTCAAAAAGCTCTTGCATTTGCGCGTCAGGCAAGATTTGAACACGGTGAGAAACCACAAACGCAGAAATTACCGCAGTCGAAACATTTTTCACCACTTCAAGAAAAGCCATTAGAACGAATGAGCAAACAGGAAATTGATTCGCTAAAACAAGCAATGATGGAAAATGCTCTTTGTAAAGGTTATAAAGTGGATGGATTTGAAAGCGTACTCAGAGTATGTGATAATTCACCTGAAAAAACAGGGCATTATTTAATAATTGTAGTCTATAAGTGAGGATAAGCGGATATGGATATTAAGACGATGGACAGGCTGACAAACTGCTTGGTAAAGTATAACCACAGGAACGATGAACCGATCTATGCTACACTGTACGGGATTCTCAGTCATAAGCCGAACGGTAAGAAAACCATATCCGCTGTTCTTATCGATAAGTCAGGCTCAACATACTGGGCTGATCCGCGTGATATAGAGGAAATAGAAGATGTGGTATAACAACGGCAGCAAGTACAAGGCAAAGAAAGTCAAGTGTGACGGGCATACTTTTGACAGTCAGAAGGAATATAACCGCTACTGCGAACTGAAATTCCTTGAAAAGCAAGGTGTAATAAAAGACTTGAAATGTCAGGTAAAGTATGTTTTAATACCGACACAAAGAGATAAAAGCGGTAAACTGCTTGAAAGAGAAAAATCTTATTATGCCGATTTTTGCTATTATCTCAAAGGTGAGCTTGTTGTTGAGGATGTCAAGGGATTCAAGACAGAGGCATATAAACTTAAACGGGCGTTGATGCTATGGATCCACGGCATAAAGATTCTGGAAACGTGAGGGATAGGGAATGGCAAAAAGTAAATTTAGACAGCTTAAAGCGTTCGGGTTATATACAAAAACGCTTGTTATGCTATCGGGATTACCCGATGAAACTATTGTAGATGTTATAAGAAACGTGACAGATTATTATTTGGGAAAGCCTCGTCCTGATGAAAATGACATTGAAAACACTGCGGCTTTATTAATTATTGACGAAATTTGTGATTCAATAGATGAGGCGGAGACGAAAAGGAAGAAAAAATCCAATGCAGGCAAAGCAGGTGCAGCATCCCGTTATAACAACACGATAACAGACGAGGTAACAGAAGAACAACAAAACATTAACACTGTTATAGCAAAAGATAGCGTTTGCTATAACAACGATGTAGCAAACGACTCGTTTTGTACTAACTATAATAAAAACAAGAATAAAAACAAGAATAAAAATAAAAACAAGACCGAGACCGAGACCGAGACGAACACCGAGACCGAGACAGAAACACACATTGTCCCCGCAAGCGGGGACGGTACACAAAAGGCAAGCGGTTCACACGCAGCAGAATGCGAAGAAATCATCAGCTATCTTAACGATAAAACAAACAAGCATTATTCTTGTAAAACCGAAGCTACTCGTAAACACATCAGAGCAAGACTTGATGAAGGATATACAGTCGATGATTTTAAACACGCGATAGATACTAAAACCGCTCAATGGTTAGGCACAAAATGGGAGAAGTATTTAAGACCGTCAACGTTGTTTAATTCAGAGAAGTTTGAGGGATATGCAAACGAAAACCCGGTTGTTGTGGAAAACATAGGCAAAACAACACAGGACTGTCAACGTATTGCAGGCTGGCTTGAAAGGAGACATTCACAATGACCGATACTGAGTTCTCTAAACTCGCAATGCTTATCAAGTCTTTATTCCCGAAAGAAAAAGATATGTTTAACGATGACAGCACGATGGAGGCATGGTTCTTAATACTCCAGAGCCTTGATTTCAGTGATGCGGTAAAGGCTGTACAAGTCCATGCTAAAACAAACAAGTTTGCTCCTTCCATTGCTGAAATCTTTGAGCTATGCGAACAGGAAAATCAGGTGAGTTGGCAGGAATTGTACGAAGATGCGATAAGAACAATAGCACGTTATGGCATTTGGAATGAGGAAAAAGGCATGAATGCACTCGATGATATCTCCCGTAAGATAGTCAAGCGCATAGGTTACAAGCGGATATGCAACTCACAGGAACACGATCCGTATATCCGCAAAGAGTTCAAAGAGGCATTCGAGGATGTAAAGCAGATAAAACGTCTTGAAATCACAGGGGATGATCTTAAATGCCTGACATGAGCGGATTTGTTGAACTGTCTCCCGAAAAATTCAGACTTCTGACTGATAACGAAAAAGCAAGATATCTGTTGAAATTGCCTGAAAAAGTCCCGTCAAACGGCAGTAAGGATTTATGGAACAAATGCCGTGAGGTAGCAATACAGCGTTATCTTATACGGAACACTGCCTCGTTTTGGGAGGACCTGAAAGAAAAAGCCGAACGTGAACTGGCAGAGAAAGCAGCACAAATGCCGACTGAGGCGGAATTGAACGATATGTCAAGATATACCGAAGGCGGGCGGTTCGATGCGCTGAAATTCTGCACAGACAGGCGGCAGCTTAAAACAACATGGGAAGGCCATATACTGTCTGCCGAAGATGTTGAGACAGCAAGACAGGAGCTTGCAAAAGGCACATCGAGGGCAGCGGTGCATGATATAATCAAAAAGCGACAGCAAGAGAGACAGAAAGCACAGACACAAAAGCAGGCAGACTTCATAAACCGACAGCGAGGGGATCAGCCTTATTGTCCGTTGTGCATGAACAGGGGATTTTTTGCGGTGGTTGAGAACGATGTGTTTATCGCTCAGAGACCTTGCAAATGCACACTGGCGAGAGAAAAGGCAATTGACGAAAAGAAAAAAGCCGAACAGGAAAACAAAAACAAGAAACGTGGAGGAAAACAACATGAAACTGTTTGAGAAAACTTACAAGATCACATTTACCGATGAACTTCTGGGGACGATGCCCGGTGACAGAGAGATTTTCAAGAACTTTGTCGCAGGTAAGGCGGAGACCATGAACGAAGAAGCAGAGGCTATTCCGATCGATGTTGAGGATGAGCTGGAAAAGGGGACAACGGTATTCCCGAGGACTGCCGAAGGCAAGCCGTTCATTTACGACTATCAGATCAGGGGATTTTTCAAAGAGGCTTGCAAGTTTTTGAAGAAGGTCGCTGACACCAAATCCAGCAAGGAGAAAGCCTACAAACAGAAAATTGACGGCATGATCTTTGTGAAGGACAGGCAGAACGTGATCGATGTGAGCGGGGATATTGGGATATGCGAAAGACCGCTCAGAGCATCCACACCACAAGGGGACAGAGTGGCACTGAGCAGGTCGGAGAGTATTCCCGAAGGCAGCTCAGTCACATTCACGGTTCAGGTATTTGCTGAAAGCGACTTCAAACTTATCGAGGAATGGTTAGAATACGGTGAATATCACGGTACTGGACAGTGGCGAAACGCAGGTAAAGGCCGCTATTTGTTTGATATCCTTGACGATGACGGCAACGTGATAGGCGGTAATAACGCATAGGCAAAGTACGGTTACGCTCAGTTTTATGGTGGCATAGCATTGCGGAGTTGTATTTTGGCATGGTTTGGCGGAGTCATGTTTTGGTGAGGCAAAGTCCAGTTATGTCATGGCATCGCGAAGCGGGGTTGCGTTTTGTGGCGGCAGGGTGGGGTCGGGCGGCACAGAGCAAAGGCAAGGCGGGGGAATGCTGAGTTATGCACCAAACCAAAAGCTTTTTTATCGCTACATAAGGCAAATAACGCCTTATGTGGCGGATGATTTGAAAGAAATCAAGGGGACGAGAGATGAATGCAAAGATAAACCGGGAGCAAACCGCTTGGAAAGACCTTCCAAATCGGATAAAAGAGGCGGTTGCAAGGTATATATTTAAATCGGCTATAAAGTCGAACGTGGCAGTTTTGCTTTTTCGTTGTGAAAAGAAAGGCTGGCACAAGGATAAAATGCGGGATCTGTTCTTTGATCTGGTGTGCCTGTATCAGATGGAGTTTTTCGGGCAGCGTATATCAGACATAGACCTGATAGAACGTTATGAGAAGATGTTGGATATCGATTTTGACACACTGGCGGATGCTGTGGAGGTGAAAGTATGAAATTGACAAGAGAAGAACTTGAAACCGTTATCAAATTCAACGAAACGTCTGACTGTAAGGCGGATATTGAGACACCTAACGGGCATATGATAAGCATGATCGAGAAGGCAAGGGCTGAATATCCCGATGAGGTTGTCTATCTCGGCAGGACGGAAGAGGGGTTTGAGCGGTATCATATCCCACAAAAATGGGTTAGGATACGCGCCCCGAAAAAGATTTCCGAAGAGCGCAGGGAGCAGTTGAGAGAGTTGAGCAGAAATCACGGGTTTGGTGCAAAATCGTGATATGCGTTTTTAGCGTTCAGGCACATCACAAATTGATGTGTCTGAACACACATCTCCGAGGGTAGTATCTTATACTACCGAGGGGCGGAAGTGTGCCGAGAGCATCAGTGTATTGATGGAGAATGAACCAATTTTTTGAA